TAAATCCGGCCGGCACCGCAGATATTTTCAGGATCGAATACGGCCGCCTGTGTGACCGCAAAAGTCGCCGCCGGCGGGTAAAACGGGTGATTGTCGGCTGCGTCCGCCTGTTTCCCCAGCGCCCTGGGCAAAATTACCCGGTAATTTCCGCACTGGCTTTCTATCAAGACATTATTGGCAATCGAGAACAGCCAGGCTTCCTGGGGCTGTCGCATGGTTGCACCCTGGAGCTGATACTTGTGTTCTTGCCTTGTGGTATAGAGGGCGGCACGCAGGAAATTTTTGATTTTGTAAAATTGGTAATCTGTGCTGGCAAATTCCCCGGTTTCGGGGTTGTCAATAGGTTCAATGGTCTGGAAGGCAATAAATTCCGGAGCTTCGTGCGTCCAGGTCGCTTTCTCGGTGTCCCCATCATCGAACAATGTCGAGATAAATAGAAACCGATTGCGGCTGAACAATTCAGCCCGCGACAGGTCCGGCCATTGTGTCAAATCCAGGTGCCGAAGGTAGGTGTAAAAAGTAATTCCTTCCTCTTGGTCATCGAGCGCGTAAGTGTGATCGAAGACGAACGGATAATTTGGATAACTTTCTGGATCATAGATATAGTCAACGGGCACACAAATATTGATGAGCTTAGAAAAACTGCGCAGGACGCCGGCATTATAGTAGCCGTTGTCTGCGTCCGTTCCCGGGTCGTAGGGCTCTGCCGGCGCACTTCCGGCCCTGGCCTGGACTAGGAATCCATTTTCATAATCGTTTGCCCGCTCGACCAGGAAAAGTCTGTATTTCGCGGTGCCCGTGAGCGGGTTGTACGGCAAAATTATCTCGCTTCGGTATCGCGGATAATCGCTGGGCGCTGCCGGCGTCCGAGCGTACTCTGATCCGCCGAACACGTCGTAATTGAGGTCGAACAGCGCCTCGGCAACCTGCGTGGCCTGAAATTTCATGAGCAATGAGTCCACCCCGGGAAAATTCACGGTGTCAATTCTGAATTTCGCGCTGACGATCCCCAGCGGCGAATAGCTGATCTGGATTACAGCTCCCGGCACAAGGTGGGCGAATTTGAAATTTGTGGAAAAATCGATCTTCGCCACGGGGTAGCTGACGTACTTGGCGATCTCGGCCAGGCGTTTGTTGGCCGTGTCGAGATCACGAAATCCCTTGAGTTCAAAAGATTTTTCGATCACCCGCGCCGCGCACTGTATGCCGGCATCGTTTGCCAACGGCCCTGCAATGCGCTCAGTATAGTCCTGGTCTTCGTCCACAAACGTAGCCCGCAGGAAGTTCGGCAACTGCGCGTATGCCGGCCGCTGTAAAGAGAATTCGTAAAAATCCAGCGTGTCGATCGTGGCCGTGGTCGCCTGGTCCGGGTCGAACGCCTGAATTGCGTACTTCCCGGCGGCATTGACAAAAAAACTACCGTCAACCTGCTGGAGTACGGTGTTGATTGCATCATAAAGGCTCTTTTGCTCGGCGATAATCACGTTGAGGCCGTATCCCCGCGTTGCCCAGAATGTCGATGCCGTGGAAAAACTGGCATAGTCGATCTGGTTGCTGAGAATCCCTGCCTGAGTCAGCAGATCGTAGACGATTGCAGCCGGATTATTGCCGTTTGCCATGTTTTCGCTGGGCAGGCCAGTGGCCAATACTCGCTCAGCGATAAAATGGACCGTCGGCACCTGCGTCCCATTCTCCCCCAGAAAAAGTCGATTATAGAAGACGTGCGCTACACCAGCCAGGCGGTTGGCGTCTGTGACGTAGTCGGTCGGGGCGATGTCGGTGGTCCCGTCATTCCACAGTGTCACGGCCGCTTCTGGGGTCTTGTGCTCATCGTTGACGTAAGTGTCGATAAGGTTTAGCTTCCCAATCCCGACAGTCTGCCATACATCTAAGTAGTAACGGTATCCGGTAACGGCCCCGTCGCCACCGCCCATCATTCCCTTGCCGCCGCCCTCCGGTTGCTCGGCATAGATTTCTTCGCTATAGAGATTGCCGTAAAAAATTATATTGCCTGGCAGCCGGCAGCGGCCGTACACCAGCGGGACAACAGAGCCCTCTTTTGCCTGAGTTACGCCAAAGCTGTCCAGTGTTTGCGGCGAGAGTTGATTTTTCTTTTGCTTGCCGGCCATCATGAGCGCGTAGACCGCACTCGCGCCAGACAACGCAACAGAGATGCCGATTGTAATAATGGTTTCTATACCCACTATTCGGCCCTCCAAAACGAATACACCTGGCGCAGATACTTTTGGTATGCCTCTAGGCTTTCATTGACCACTTTTTTTGCTCTGGTCGAGGCATGGATTATCTGATTACCGCCGAGCTTGAGCGCGACGTGGTTTATCACCGGGCTGTTTATCTGCAGGCAAATCAAGTCTCCAGGCCGATAGGAAATTTCCAGCAACGTGGAGACTCTGTAATTTATGGTGGGATTCAAATGGTTTATCATGTAGTCATCTATCGCTTCAACAATTGCGTTTTCGTGGGTCTTGTACCAGGTTGGCGGGTAATATCCCTTGTCGACGACCTCTGTGATTACACCAATTTCGTAGCAAATTTGTGAGACGAAATTGACGCAATCGACGCCCAGGCCCCGGGCTTTCCCGCCGTGCCGATACGGTGTATTCAGCCAGGCAATGGCGCGATTGTGCAACAATTCGTAGTTTACTGGATCGTCGTCGAAGTAGTGATTCATTTTTCGATCATCCGCAGTACCGCCTTTACCGGGTGCTCTTCCTCCCCTTGTTTGATCGCGCTGGCATCCATCCCGGTCAGCTCCTTGATTTTGTCTTTGATTTTTTCAATTGTCTCTTCGTCCAGGCCGAATAGCGTCTCTGTCTCGCCAGCCTCGTTCGTTGCCTCAAACGCGGGCACGCCCGCCGCATCGCTCTGCGCCTGGCCGAAGCAATACTGAATTTCTCCGCCGGAGTCTTTGTAAGTACCGCCAACTTTGATGCAAGCGCCGGATTGACAGCCGGACAGAAGTACGCACGCCACCATAAACGCTACCAAAAATTTCATAATTTTACTCCTCGGTTTCGATCCCAAATATCACCGGATTGTGAGACGGGATAAAGGGGAATCCTAAAAAATTTACAAAATTGTTAAACTTTGCCTGGCAGATAGCCTTTGATTTTCCACAGCCTGGCCAGGCAATCACGTTGCCTCCGGTCGCCAAGGACGTAGTAGGGAAAGGCGTCTGGAGCGTGATTGTGTCCCCGACGTGCGCGGTTATCATGCGATAATCGCCGTCTGCGGTCTTGACCTTTCCCCAGGTAAAATAGTCGTCGTCGTAAGTGTCAAAAGTCGCGTGCTCGATGGTTGAGCTGGCGACAGTAACGCCAGATGCGCTCACTCGATAGTCGAATTCGTCCAGGCCGCAATTGTCATCGAAAAGCGCGTGGTTGCAAAATGCCTGGTGGACAATTTTGGGAAGTAATGAAGAATAAAGCAGAGAGGCAGACTCACACGAGATTTCCGCGCCCGATTTCGTTACTACCACGTTTAACGTCTCGCCAGAAAAAAGCTGGAAATATGCAAGCGGATCGGCTGTAAACCAACGGGTAATTGTGACCGCTACACGCTGGATTGGATAGTTTGCCACAAATTTTGCCACAAAATTTGTCAGCGGTACCGTGATTTTTACCTGGATTGGTTTCAGCTCGTCTTCGCTCGCCCACTCGCTGCGCTTGATCGTCGCGGCGTAATCCGTTTCCCCGGCAAAGACAACGTCAGTTTGGTAAGAGGTGTACCGCCAGTGCTGGCCGGCAATCGCAAAGTCGTACAGCTCTGCGAAGTCTCCCTGCACTGTCTGCTCGAGTTCGGTCTGATAACTCATGCGGGGTACTCCTCTACTAGTTCCATAAAATCAAGGTTTGCCGTCGCCGTCTCGCTCGTGGAGAAAGGCATTTTCAATTCGTCAGTATCCATCCGGCAAAATAATAATTTACCAAACATTTCGATTTCTGTCATCAAAATGTCTCGGTCCAATACCTCTCCCAGCGTCATGCTATAAGGATCGCCCGGGTTAAGTCCCGGGGCGATCGCAGTCACTTGAAAGGTAAGCAAATCACCGGAGTCGAGCAAGATAAACACGCGCTCGTGTCCGCGATAATCGAGTACCGATAAATTTTCCTCTACGCCAATTACCGATTGGCCCGTGACGTAATTGGCAGACGGCGTAAAAAGATTTTGCTCGAAGATCCACCAAAATGGAGCTCGCCGGCCTCGTACTGCATGAAAAAACTCGAGCATTGCATAAAATTCAGCACGCTCCAGGTGTGAAAATCCAATAGAATATTTGAGCGGCAAATTGGTCGTGTGCGTCACCACGTCGCGCCGTGTACCAGGCTCCCCAAGGAATTGCCGGGACGGGATAAGCTGCGATTTCGGACTTTGCTTAACGTCGATCGGCAATTTGTACAACGTGTACCCGCCCAGGCCCGTCAGATAGTCGGTCAATTTTGGTACTCCTCGAAAACAAGCTGGTAGCGGACGATTGTCCCAGTCAGGTGTTCGCCCGTGATCTCAGGCGCAAATGAAATCATCACGGGATAGGCCCTGGTCGTCTCCGGTGGGAACTCCCGGGAGACTGTCGCCGTTACCGTGATTTCGTTATTGACTGTGTCAATGGCGTCGATTTCCAGCAGCTCATAAGTGGTCGCATCGTCGATATTCAACAGCAAAAGATAAGTCGCGTGCTCCAAGAACCATCGCGTTTCAAGTTCGCCGTCGTCGCCGGCAATGGCCAGCACGGTCAGGCCGTCCGGGTCGCTCGATAGTCGAAATTCCTCGACGTAGATTGGCACCGCAAGCACTCGATCAGACCAGGCCCGCATGGCGAAAAAAAACTGCTGCGTTTTCAGCGTCTCGAACCAGAAAGACGCCTCCATTCTCAGCACCGCGTTGGGCGTCAGAGACCGGCGCTGCTCGACAAACATATCGCTATTGGCGATGACTGTCTGATATGCCCAGGAAACAGTCACGGGCGAAGATCCGTCCACCTCGTAGGCGAATACCTCGATTCTACGGCCGGTCAGCAACAAGGTTTTCACATCTCCGTTGCTGAAAGTAAAGGTAAACGTGGTGTCCTGAGTCGGCGGCCCCTCTGCAAGAACCGTGAGAGCGTAAGAGTATAAAGATTCCCCTGTAAGTGTTATGGGAGGCAGGGGAATTGATAGGGTAAAACCTTCATCCGTGCTCTGGTCTATTGCCGTAATCGTAATTTCTTCCTGTCCAGCGTTCCAAATGCCAATTTCGTGCTCGGTGTCAATCCCGATTAGCCCGGCGTCAATTTCGTCCGGCGTCAGATAAATCTTGTCTTCTGCGATCAATTCCCAGGTTGTTGGTTGCAGATCGCCCACGTGCGCGTCCGTGTCGAGCGTGACCGTGCCATCGGCCACAGCCCCCGTCAATTCCTCTCCCGGAAGCGTCTCTGCGTCACGGGTGTCCTCCAGGTAATATTCCTCTGACTGGATGAGCGAGTCAATGAGATTGCCAGTATGCACGGTCATAGTATTCTCACTGCAAAGCCTTGCGTGTCAGTATCCACAACGCGCCAGGGAAAGGCGAGATATTTTTCGGCTCCATACGTCAACTCCTGGCCGATCAGCAGTCCCTCGTGCTGGATGCGGTAAATCCAGTGATGGCCGAGCATAAACCACTTGCTGTCCGCACTGTCCTTGATCCATATATCCTGCTTTGGCGCTAGTGGGCGGATCGTGCTATATCTGTTTTCAACAGACGCGATTCGGCTGTAGCCCAAGAAAGTATCGGTCCCTGGATTATACTTCCCGGCCGCACCCCTGTATGACAGCTTAACGTCGGTGTTGTCGGTCAATACAATGCTATTCCACCGCGTACACAAATTCAAAAAATCAAAACAATTTGACACGGTCTTGTCGTACCACTCCAACGTGTTACTCGTCTGGATGTAGCCGGCCCAGAAACCTTGTGTTTCTGCGGAGTCTATTAAGTCCAGGCTGCCAAACCCGCCTACCTGGACGTATGTTTGGTCGTACTTGATGACCCACAGGACCACTTTTTCGTTACCAAAAAACCAGACGGTCGGCATCACGTCCGACGACACCCCGAAATAGCGATAAGAATTCCAATTGGCAATAGCCCCGGTTGCCCGCGTTACCGGGTGCGTGGCGTTTGCGGTATCATATCCGAGCGTGCCATAAAATGCGCCGAGCTGCAACCATCTATTGGTAAGCGTCCCTGTGTGCTCTAGCCGCAACCGAAATTGCATGGCCTGTGCCCCAAAACCAGCCGAGCGCACTTCGAGAAAATCCTCTGTGCCCGCAGCCCAGCCATATACCCCACCACCGAGCGCCGCCCAGGCTTTATTGGCTTCCCAGGTCTGTACCGTCCAGCCAAATGTCGCACAGGCATTTTTGAGTTTTAATGCAAAATTATGGTGGTCGGTGACGTTTATGTGGACTTCGTAATTCAACAGGCTCATAGGTTTACTCCAGTTTTACGGCCATATAGTCGTAGAAATTGCTACGATAAATATTTGGCACAATCAGGTAGGTATCGCCCCCAATTGTTATCGTATCCTCTGCCACAAGTCCCTCGTTTGGGCAGCGAAAAACGCCGTCCAGCTCATATAGTACCTCGTAAAGCGGCGCAGCCTGGGCGATGTTGCGCAAATAAAGAGGAAAAAGGTTGACCTTGCTGTCGGTGGTTTTTTTGATGGTCCCGCTGTTTGTCCACGTCCAGCCCTCGCTCATGTGCGCGTTGTACGTCGTCAAAATTTCTCCAGATGGCTTGATACCAAACGATTTTGACGTGTTGCTG